GATCCTCTACTTTTTCCTTAACAGGTTCTTCAGATTTTACTTCTTCTTCTTTTTCTTCGGTAATTTCTTTAATGACTGGTTCGGGTGTTCCTTCCGCCACTTCTTGTACATCTCCGGCTGGTTTATTCTCATCCACACCATCTGTGCTTGACTCTTGAACGGCATCTTTTTCTTCTTTAGGAATTACTATTCTAGTTACATTACTTGGAACATCTATTAAAGGTTCTCTGTTTTTTGCGGCTATCTGCTCATCAGTTAGCTTTGGTTTGGATTGAATCTTAAAAGATCCCTCCGTTTTTGTGTGTTCATTCATGATATAATATTATATAATTATTAAATACTTATTTAGCTAGGATCAAACGAAGATAAATCAAACCCACCCATTACGTCATTACCTTGTGATTCAAAATTCTTAGGTATACCTTCTGTTTGTCTTTGTTGTATCAATTCGCTTTGTTGAGTCCCTTGTATTTTTACTCGTTTATCTTTTCGATCTTCAATTTCTGCTTCTTTATTTTTAGTAGCCCCTATTTGTGCTTGAGCTAATTGCATATTGTATTCAAATTCAGTTGCCATTAATTGCTTCTTTATTTGAGCTTCTCTCTCCATTCTTTGTATTTCAAATTGAGACTTAGCTTGTTCTATAGCAACTTTTTCAGAAGTAAGAGCTTGTTGCTTTTGCACTTCAGCCATTGCTGCTTTTTCAGAAGCTTGAGCATTTGCTTCTGCTTGTGCTTGTATATTTTGCTGTGTTACAGCTTGTTCTCTTTCTAATTTTTTCTTACGCTTTAGCTTTAGCATTTGGTTAGCTAGCTTAAGATTTTTAATCTCACGTATATCGATAGCATCTTCTATATCAATACTGCCTTGTTGCAGTGAAGCATTTATATTAGCAGCTAATTCAGCTTTTTCTTCGTCGTCAGGTTCCATTTTTAAATATATTCCAAAGTCATGAAGATTTAAGTTTTCCATTTCTCTTAGCGTTTCTACATTAAATGTAGATACACTATTCATTAATGAATTTTTAGTAAGAGGAAAATTTAATACATCTGCTATTTTTAAAGAAATGTTTTCGCAGGTACTAAGAGCTAGGAAAAGACTAGCGTCTTGTATGTGCTTAGTTGCCACATTAGAAGCGTTAGCTGCCATTTTTTGTAAGCCTACTAATGAATCCGCGGAGGGCAAAGAACCATCTCTTGCTTCGTTTAACCCCGTGACGTCTCTAATCATTTGCATGTTATAATTATAAGCGGTAATAAGAGATTGTATTTTTCCTATTCCACTGGAAGAAGACAATTCTTGGATTGGTACTTTACCTCTGTTTATATCTCCATCTTGTGTAAGAGATCTACCTACAACAGAACCGGTTTGAAAGTACATATTTAATGCTTCAGCAGGATTATAGTTTGTTCCGTTTCCTAAGTCTACCTCAGCTAATCCATCCATATCTAAAAATATACCATCGGGTACCATTCTAGATAATACTTGTTGTATTTTTAAATGAGTTAATTGAATAACATCGGCAAAGCCTATACATTTACTTATTAATGATTGTATTTTTCCTTTATACATTCTAGGAGCACATAAAGAATAGCTCATTTCAACACGAGTTGTATCAGCTAAAGGTCTTGTCATGTTTTCTGACATTTCCCACTTAAGCATCATATCTGTACCAATAATTTTAGCTCCTTCATATAAAACCTCTATAGATCTCGAAACTCTTTCAAAATTGTCATTTGGCGGAGGATTAAACTCATCAGTTTTTTCAATTGCTTTTTCTAAACCGGAATCAGTTCTTTTTATTTTAAATACCTGATCAGTATATGTTTTATATTCAAAGTATAATACTTGAACAGTATTATAATCGTAGTTTTCAAAACCTCTGATCATTCTTTGATTTCCTGGCATTTTTTGAATTCTTTCTAATTCTTCATTAGATATATTAGGAAATTCTTTTTTAAGTTCAGGTATAGTTATTGATTTAACTTCTCCTACATAATATATATCTTCAAAGTGGGGATCTTCCGTATAAGACCAAACACAGTAAGCCGGGTCAACATAATCAACTACAATACCTTCTGCTGTATTAAAAGAAGTTTTTGTTATTCCTATTCCTATATTTACTAAATCCTGATTTACTCTTCCTTTAGTTAAATCAAACTCATTAGTAGCTAAAACAGTACTAACAGCTTCTTCTTCTGCGATTTCAATAGCTTGTTTATAGCTAAGCTGCATGTGAAGATCTCTTTCTTCCAAAGATTCAGGTAGATTATCTGGTGAGATATTAGATCTACTTAAATTAACATTAACTATTTCAGATGCCTGAGCTTGCTCATTTTTAGTAAGCATGTCAAATAATAAATCCTCAGCAAAATCCGTTCTCTTTTTTAAAGATTCGGGATCTTGAGCATACGAAGTTAGATCGTATTGTTTTTGAGTTATGCCATTAGCTACTATATTAGAAAACTTAGATAATATAGGAACTGGTTTCCAATCTAAATTAAGATAAGATAAGTCGCCATTAATAGCTAGCTCATCTTTATATTTTTGAACGCTTTGTTCTCCTCTAGCATATAAACGTAAACTATGAAAATTATTCCAATTTGTTGCGTAACGATTTGAACCACTTCCTCCGTAATTAAACCACTCTTGTTCTATAGCTCTACTTACTTGAAGTCCGTATTCCCAGGTAGCTTTCTCAGCATCGCTTACTACTTGATCTGGAAATGGGCTATTAGTATTTGTACTTACATTCATTTATTGTATTATTTTTGAAGTAGATCCCTCGTTGTTATATTTTTTAAAACCCAAAGAATATGATTTAATTTTAGTTATTCCTTTAGGATTATATCTATGCTTATTGCATGCCATTAAAGCTAATCCTGAGCTTATAGAGGCATCATGCTTTGTTCTATTATTTATGTCAAACTTAGCCCAATCCTCTAAAGTTCTTTGAAGATATATATCTCCATAACCATCTTTTTTTTCTCCTACAAAATCTTCTATATATGTTTCTATAGCGGATGCATGAGCTTGTTTTATATCTTCACTTGAATTAGGTATTCCTCCTACTTCTCTTTCTGCTAATGATAATTTATTATATGTTTTATCTGGTCTATTAATACTAAATCCTCTATATCCTCTACGTTTTAAATAATAGAGTAATCTAGGTTTATTATTTTCTGCTAATAAAGGCATACCATAAAATATTAAAGCCATAAGTACATCTTCAAAAAACATTTCTGCTGTTGAAGGTCTTGCAATATATTCAAGAAAGAAATGATTAGGTGGTACATTTTCTATAGAAAATTTTGTTAACCCATGAAGCGATCCGTTAGATCCCCCACCACCAACAACACCACTAATGTCATAGCTATCACATCCAAAAGCTCCCAAATGTTCATTGCCAGGATATTTAATACCATTTTTTATTATTAAATTATTTTGTTGTTCTTGATCTGGTACCCAAGTAATAAAAAATCTACCATTTTTATTTGGATAGAACATTACTTTAGTATCTTTAATCCCGTTTTCCCACTGAAAATTACCTTGGGTAACCATAGCAGAATTTTTTAATTCTTCGTTATAATCTATTTGTTGATAAATTTTTGTTAAATTAAAAATAGATTGTTTAGCTTCATCTCTAAAAGCGTGTTGCTCCGTTCTTGGAAACTGCCGGTAATATTCATTTAAAGCATCTGCATCATCTTTTAATCCTTCAACTTCATTTCCCCAGTGTTGTATTACGCCTTCTGTAATTAAATTTCCTTGAGGATCTAGCGTTTCTTTCTTTGGAGTATCAAATACAGGATAACCGTACTGATCAATAAAACCCTCATAATTCCATTCCATAGGAATAAACAGTTTGTATAAGCCTGTTTTAGTTTGCCCATTTTTGTTTCTTAATGATGCATCCGAGCCATCATATAATTTTTTAAAGTTTTTACCTCCTTTATCTAAAGCATTTGATGTTGATCCCATCATACACTTACCTACGATTCTACTACCTAATCGTAAACAAGTTTTAGTCACTCGCCAATTGTTAAGTATATTAGTGGGCTTTTCCCACTTTCCAGATTCATCGTGAACTAATAGCTTTAGTTTTTCACCATCATAACTGTTATCACCTGTATTCTTCCAATCGATTGTTGTATCTAATCCGTCGAGCTCAGTAGCTATTTGGTTATCCTCTAACTTACGTCTTGTAAACTTAGAAGCAGGTACTCTATAAGCTAATTCTGTTTTTGGACGATCCATACCGTCCTGTATTGGTTTAAAGAAAAAAGGATAGTTTACTGAAATTGGTACAACTTTATCGGTAAACATTTTTTTAGCATCAGCCCCTGACTTAGATAATATACCAAATCTAGAGTCTGAAGATATCGTGGCTGAATTAACTGTTTCTCCTGAAGACATAAAGGAAAATCCAGAGCGTCTATTTTTAAGGTAACAAATACCGTACGATCTTGAATCTGCTTTGCAGGCCTCCCAGAATATATAGAATAATCTATTTGATTCTCTAAAATCCGGTAATCCGACGTCAATTTTAGACCACTGCAGGTACATGTAATGAGTGCCAGTAATATAAGTAGACTTGTTTTTGTTAATAAACCAAAAACCTTTTTCACGTCTTTCAAATTCTTCATCTATATAAGGATGCCATTGTTCTTTAAAACTATTTGGATAAGCATTCCAATCTTGAACGCTTTTAATTTTTTTTAATACTTTGGGATATTGAGTAGCTTTCCACTTATTTTCCCCTAAGTCTTTTATATCTTCAGCTTTAGGCAATGCAATTAATATATTGCCAATTTCGTAGATATCACCTATTTTTCCAGTTTTACTGATTACAACAACATTGTATTCTTTGTTATAACCGTATTCCCATTTAGAATAACGATTCTTTTTTTTAATTACAGATGTTTTAATATGATCTTTAACAATTCTGTATAATGTTTGTTCGTAAGTCATTATTTAGATCTCCCTTCTGCAAAGCCTTTAAAAGCAGGCTTATTTTCTTTATTACCAGAATCAGCAATCATTTGTTCTTCCTCTTGAATTTTATTCAATATTTCGAAAGCATCAAATATGCAAAGCTTTTTAGTAGCGGCAGCATTTTTAAGTCTGTCAGCAGATATATCTTCTTCTGAGTCAACGATCTTTTCCTTTGCTACCTTTACTAATTCTTTAATTGCTTCTCGTCCAGCTGCTATTATATTCTTCTTCGTTTCTATTGAGCTCATACTTTATAACAATATCATTTGATTTCATACAATACATAATTTGATTATCTATAACAAATTCCCATTCGCTATTAGGTGTAAAACCAATTATGTCTCCTGGATTGATTCCAGCGCGTTTTAAGGACTTATTGCCTATTTTAAGTATACCAATAAGACTAGCTGTTTTATCGCTGCTAAAAGGGTCTTTATTTTTGACCGGTGCAACAAAGCATCTATCACCAAATGATTTCCAGTTCTTTTTATTTTTGTACAAATATATTTGATCTATTGCACACATAAAAAGTTCGTCTTTAAGAAATGATCTACTATTTTTTTTAAGTCCTTTCATATCATAAAAAACTCTAAACACGTTATGATGTACTACAATTAGATCACCTTTTTTTATGGGTGTTGCAAATGCCGCTGGGGTTTCTACAACTTCCGCTATATTATTAACGTGCTTAAAACTTTCTATAGAAGTATTAGTTACCAGGTCTACTTCTCCAACCTTTACCGTATTATCATATCTATTGCCTACTGGCTTTATGATAAAATCGTATATACTTCTCATTAGTATTCCAAGTCATACTCAACGGATATTGCCATGTTAGAATTAAACTTCTTCCACGGCATTACCTCGTCTTCTTTTTTTATAAATATATTATAAGAATTATCAGACTCTTCAAATATTATATGAGAAATTTCGTGCCCACCGTAAACTGTCTGCTTAACAGAGTAATGCATTGCTTCGTTCTTATAGTCAGCACCTATACTTATCTTTCTTATAATATTACCCATGACCCTACTCTTTTTTATCCGTAGGTATTACTTCATAAGTACCGTCAGTTAAATTAATGTTAATAGGCCCATACTCATCTTCAATAGATTTTTTAAAGTCTTCCATTTCTTTTTCAAGCATATTTATTTGATAAATAGCTTTTGCTTTTTGAACTTCTAATCCTCCAATGTGCGCACAAAACTTTTGTAAGTCTGCCTGCAGTGTTTGTACTTTTTCTAATTGTTCTTTACTGATTGATAAGTTTTCTGATTTCATTTTTTTTACTTTACTCATGTTGATTTAATTTTATTGTTAATTGTTAATAATTGTTTATAATCTTATTCCTGTTTTTGGGTTATTGTTTTGAACTCCCGGCTCGTAAGTATATATTTTATTCCCGCTTTTATACCTAAAAGATTTATTACCTCCTATTGTTCCTATCGTAGATTTAGTGGCTTTGTTTTCTTTACTGTAAACTCTTCCAGATCCCTTCGGTCTATCTCCAGTTTTTATTTCAGAATTTGGTCTTTTTCTGGTTTCTCCTGTTTTTTTCTCTTTGTCCTTGTCGTTGTCATTTCTTAGGGGTGTGCCGTTGGTTAAAGCTTCAAAGTTTTTGTTTTTTAATGGAGCTCTACCGGTTTTTTGTACGTACATAGTTTTTATTTTAATCTGGTTAATGTAAAATCTCCTATGAGGTCTCCGCTATAAGTACAAATCATAACATCATTGCTTTTCAATGAATATTCAATTTGTACATTGTAACCATTAAGAGGATTTTTTAAGCTTGTGGTTAGTCTGTTATTTTTATAATCTATTATTTTTTCTGGTATTACTCTGTATTCTTCAAAACTTGTGTTAAAAACGTCTAATACTGCATATTCAGAAGCTATTATAGTCGTAAGATATGAAGAATCTTCATCTTGCCATAAACCGTTTAGCTCTTGTTGTGCAAATAATTGACTTGATACTAGTAATAATAATGTAATAAATAAATTTTTCATTTGATTAGATTTAATTGTTAATTTTATTTTTTGGTTTTATCGTATGCTTCTTTTTCCCAAGGCAGTTTTTTAGAACCTTCTTTCATAGTGCTTCTTGAATAAGCCTTACCCTTCCAATAAACATTGTTATCGTCATAATCTAAATCACCTCTTTTCATTTGATTGATGTGTACCATTTCATGATCTATTACATCTTCCTCTTTACTTGGAGATAAGTTTTTGTTTAATATAATAGTGCCATTATTATTAGCTAACCCAAAAGTATTATCATCCATATCTTTATGATAGATAGGAGTATCAATTATTTTATATGGAGGGCTGATTTTAAAAGCCATTTTATTTACCCACTATTAAGTCTGTTGCCGCATTAGCAGCCGGTATTAAAACGTAATCCACTACTACAGGTAGAATTGACCCTGCTTGAGCGCCCACGAATTCTATAGCGTCTGCCGCGGTTGGATTTAAACTTCTAACTCCATCTACTCTAAACGTTGCATTAGCTCCGCCTCCTGTTACAGTTATAATGTCTCCTAATCCGTAATTTGTTCCAGCTGCATTTATAACCGCTGCAGTTATAACACCTCCAGCTGCTGTTATGTCTACTGTTAATCCAGCCCCATTAGATGCAGGCACAATACTAGTTACAGTAGTAGCTACTCCATTTGCCGTGGTATATCCTGTTCCGCCAGATACTAATGTTAAATTAGTAACAGTATTTTGAGCACCTACTGTTCCAGCTATTATTACTCTTACTGTTCCAGTTACACCTACGTATACGGATGACCCTGTTAAATTAGTTCCTAATGTTCCAGACTGATTCTCAAAAAGCCAAGCTGATTTAGGGTTTATATTATTTGTAGGAGCCCACGTTTGTGCTCTTGTTATATAACTTGGATTTGTTGGAAATTGTCCCATAGTTGTTTTTTTTATTTGTTAATAAAAAGCCTTGCGAAAAATTAATCCCGCAAGACTAATTAATTCTATTATGCGTATGTTGCAGTTCTAAAATACATTTGAGCCGGTGTTGCCGCTTGATCTACTCCTAATTGAGCAGTTGCAGTTACCCCACCTGGATTAGCTGTCATTGCAGCTCTTACCGCTGTTGTTAAAGGATTTGCCGCTCCAGTTGCTATAGTTGGATTTACTGCAGCTGAAATACTAGTTGAAACAGTTAATGTTAATGTTTGGTAACCTGCAGCTTGTGCAGCTCTACCAGTTAAACCAACTACTACTGTTTTAGCATTTGCACCAGTTGCTCCGGTCGCAGCTACTGTTGTAATGTCTTCAATGTTTACAAGAATTGATTCTCTTGGTCCCAGTGGCGATGCCGCCGCTGAATTTACTACGTTAAATTTAATGAATTTTGCCATTTTGTTTTTGTTTTTGTTTATGTTTATGTTTATGTTAGGCTAGGTTTATACAGTCCTATTCTGTTTATTTATAATCTCTTCTGGATTTGCTCATATCACCTTTTTTTCCTCCATACATTTTAGCAGGAGAAGCTTTTATTTCAGCTTGTAAAGCTTCTGGTAATTTGTCTTGATTTCCGACTAAAGCTTTCATTAAAGGAGTTTCACGCATTGCCATAGGAGATTCGTAATCTCTTTTTGATTTGCTCATGTCGCCTTTCTTACCGCCGTACATTTTCATAGGAGATTCATAATCTCTTTTTGATTTACTTTCGTCTCCTTTTTTACCACCATACATCATAGCTGGGGATTCTTTCATTGGCAAACCTGATTTTGTAGCAGCCATTCGCATAGCTACAGGACTAGTAGGTTTTCCATAATCTCTCATTTTATTGGGAGATAGTTCATAGCCATATCCTTTATTAACATTTTTTAATGCTGAAGCTCTGTTATCTATTGGCATATCATCCATTAGATTTTTTCTTTCTTGTTTATTGCTTTCCATAATATATATTTATGCGTTTTTATACCAATGTTTAGCTATAGAAGATCTATCTTTTTTCTCTACATCAGTTCTGTGAATTGCTCCTTTAGCATCGTAAACTAATTCCCGATCGTGAATCATTGTTTGTTTTGCTCCTTTGTCACCTTTTTTATAAGCCATATCAGCTTTGTGAAGTTGTCCTTTTGCATCATAGATTAATTCTCTTTCATGCATCATTTTTTTGTCGTACTTGTTCATGGTTTTGTTTGTGTTTATGGTTATTTTTTTAGTTTATTCGTTATTTTTTCTCCTGATCTAACAACAAAGTAACCACCTACTGCGGTTATCATAAGTGATTTAAGAAGATCGATCCATTCTGGGTCTATATTAAATGGTATTGAATCTGTGCTATCTAATACAACAAATAGAAACATACAAATTAATAAAAACGATAAGGTTAATGGCCGTACATTTTTTGACAACCAACTATCCGAATGCAAGTCTGCTTCCCATCGTTTAGTTATTTCTTGTTCTCTTACTGCATCTGTTTCTAGTTCAGCTAGTAATAACTTTTTATCTATGTCAGACAAACCCGTATCGCCTTTAATTGCGGCTCCTAATTTATTTAATGCTTCAACCCCAGTTAATGATCCGGCCATATCTAGCAGTTCTGGCGCAAACTTTTTTCCTTGAGTAGCTAGAAATCTTAATGCTTTACCTACAGCTGTTCCTTGCCCACCATTCTTTTTTAAATTAGGATTATTACTCATTTCTTTTTTTTCTTTTTAAAACGACTAACTCTTCCTTTAGAATTTTTTTCTTTTTGAGCAGCTCTAAGTTCGCTTTTTGTTAACTCACCGTATGTAGTAGCTGTTTTTTTATTTACTCTTTTTGTAGGCCTAAATAGGTTTTCTCCCTTGCTGTAATCTTTATCGCCGCTAGGTGTTCTCCATTCCTCTTTAAACCATCGTCTAAGTGATGCTCCCTTTTCAGTTTTTCTAACTTTACTTAATGGTGATCTATACATTTATTTATTACCTTTATTCTTACGACACTTTGCAATTGCCCCACTAGCATACGCGGATGGAAATACTTTATAGCTTTTTTTAATTTTATAATAACAAGCGTCTTTATTTGTTTTCTTTTTCATATTAACAGTTCCATTTTCTTCGTGCAGCTAATCCTCTTTCTGACTTCCAGCTTTTAGATCTTGCGCAAAATGATTTACGTCTTCCAGCTGCTTTACTACCTTTCTTAAGTTTTGAAGGGGGCGTAGTTACAGCAGTTTTTAATTTACTACCAGGATTATCTTTACGGTATTTAGCAACACCTTTAGCTGTCATTCCTCCACCAGCTTTTTTACCTGTTCCACCACCTTTTTTTACCTCAGCATAATTGCCTTTTGACTTTTTACGAGAGGGAGCATCCCCTTTTTTTGCAAGAGGAGATACCTTAGATTTTTTTGCTGTTTTTTTAACCGGAGTATGCCCGTAGCCTCTTCGCTTTAAAGCATTATGCTCAGCCTCGGTTTTAGCTACTCTTTTAATTCCGGTCTTACTGTACATATTATGTACTTTAAATTTTTTTGCCATAATTATTTGCTTGTATTGTCCCAGCGTACTTTTGTTTTTCGTATATCGTAGTGAGTAAAAGAATTATACTTACCTAATCCTCCTTGTAATATATGTCCGTGCTCAGCTAAGTTATCTATAGTATTATAAACTTCCGCAGGTTTCATATCGCTAATTTGAATATCTGCAGCTTTGCCTAAAATATGCTGAGAGTTTGAAACTCCACCTACAGATTTATTATGTTTTTTACATCTATAAGCGTTAGTAAGTTTTATAGGCTTTTTAACAAAGTTTCTAATATGTTGTAATTGACATGCTAACTTTTGAATTTCCATAAGAACTTCCTCAGGCATATTACAACCGCAATTACAATCAAACTCAGACTTATTAAAGTTTTTAGTAAGATTCATTGTAGCGTCCTTTTTTAGCGCACTCTGTAATTGGTTTGTTAATATAAGGGGTTGGATATTTTAAAACTTGTATTGGGTTAATTCCAGAAGAACTACCTTTTGCATGAGGTCTACCCTCTTGACTTAAGGGACCATCCCATAAAGCGCTTTCACCTATTTCTTTTGTGTTAGTTGCTTTTCCTGTTGGATTGTCAACCATTCTTTTTCTATATTCCATATCGTTTATTAATTAAATCTTCTGTTAAAAATATTAGGATCTACGGCTATATCTCGTTGCTGTTGGGTTCCAAACATTGCTTCTCCTGCAGCTAAAGCCCCTGGTGCCATAGATGATGGTGTAGACGCTGTAGCTGAAGTACTAGGATCTGTCATATTAGATCCAGTCGCTTCTAAAGCGGCTATTCTAGCTTCTAGCCCACTAGTGTCTGTTGCTGATGGTGCTGATGGTGCTGATGCCGCTGCAACTCCTGCCGTTTGATTTGCCGCCATTTTAGCTTTATTTTGTTTTTCCCAATTTTGAGCATTTTTGTTACCGCCATACTGGCTGAACATTGTATTCATATTTGCGAAAGGATTGTCTGGGCTAAATTCATCCATAATTATCTTGTTTTATCTTTATTAATTTTTCCTATAGCAGTGGCTAAAGTTTTATCACTGTAAGAAATTCGTTTCATTGCTGGGTTACGCCTTGTAGAAGTGGGTATATCTTCTGTTCCTAGCATTATTCTATAAATCTGTTGTATTATATTTTTTGTTTGTAAACTAACCTGATATATGCTATAGCTTTTATCTGCACCGTTATAACCTCTCCATTTAACTATCCAACCTTCTTTTAATAATCTATTCCATCTTCGATTGTCCCAAGAATAAATTAAAATACCATCTTCAAAATCTTTTCTTGTAAAGTTACCTAAACAATCAAAGTATATTAATAATTCTAAATCGGCATCAGTCAATCCTGTTTTTTTACAAGCCCATCTTCGTATTACTCTATAATGTTTTAACAGACCTATTTCTTTTAACTCTTGGCCAGTTAACTCTCTCATAAAACAAATACTACATCTTGAGCTTTAATAACATGATATGTTTCTTTATCAAGTTCAATTTTGTGACCAGCATGACGATCGTAATATATTACATCATCTTTATTTATTCCGTCACATTCAGATCCAGTAGACACTACTGTAGCTTCTACATATCTTATATCTTCTCGGTGATTTTCAGCTAAAAGCAATCCGCCCTTAGTTTTAGTAACACCTTCTTTTAATTTTTTTATTATTATGTTTCTACCTATTGCGTTCATATTATCCTCTTACGTTAGACATAACACAGTTGGTAGACAATATAGTCGAAGCAACTGAGGCAGCATTTTTTAATGCCGACTTGGTAACTAGTACAGGATCTATAATACCTGCTTTAAACATATTTACTGTTTTTCCAGTTTCAACATTAACACCAAAATCTTTTTTATTTATATGCTCATATTCTAATCCTGCATTTTTCATAATTGTTTTGCAAGGATAATACAAAGCTTCAATAACTAGCTCTTCGCTAGATGACTTTGGTTTTATACTTCTGATTGCATTAATTAGTGCAACTCCGCCACCGGCAACCACACCTTCTTTTATAGCAGCTTTAGTTGCGCATATTGCATCTTCAACTCTATCTTTCTTTTCATTTAATTCAACCTCAGAATTACCTCCAACTTTTACTATTGCAAGTTTTGCAGCTAGCATAGCTAATCTTTTTTCAAGCTTAACTATTTTGTTGGGATTGCTCTCTATAAGCAATTGTTCTTTTATACTTTCAATAATTAATTTAATATCTTCTGATTGTTCTTCTGCTACTTGAAAAACGGTATCTTTGAATGTTGATACTGCTTTAATGCAATTGCCCAAGCAATCTAAATCAATTAAATCTAAATCATCACCTAGATTTTCACTTACTACAGTCGCTCCTGTTAATAAAGCTAAATCATCAAATATTTCTTTTCTATTAACACCATGCGTGGGTGCTGGAACTATATTAACTTTTATAGAACCTTTGTTTTTATTCATTGCAAGTGCTGCGGCAACTTTAGGATCAACGTCTCCAACTATAAGTAATGCTAAGTTATTTTTTATAACATGTTCTAATATAGTTTGTATTTGTCTAATCGTGTCTACCACTGAATCAACTAATAATATTTTTGGGTTATTCAGTTCTGCGGTATTGCTTGCATGATTAGTCACAAAATGATTATTGGTAAAACCTTTTTCATACTGTACTCCCTCAACTACTTCTATACTGGTATTGCCATCTTGTGATGTTTCCATCATAACAACTCCTGTTAAATCTACAGCTCTGTATGCATCAGCGATTAGTTTACCTAAATCTGCATCATTGTTTGTAGATATGGTAGCTACTTCATCAATCATATTGCTATTAACTGGCTTAGCTTGTTTTTCTAAGTGAATTAAAGTTTTATTTACAACATCATTTATTGCATCTCTTTTTTCTCTACTAGTAAACTTCATAGGCGACTTAGCAAACTCTTTAAGTATTGCATAGGCTAATACTGTGGATGTAGTTGTTCCGTCTCCCGCTTCTGCTACTGTTCTTCTTGCTGCTTGTTTAACTAGTGATGCACCCATATTTTCTACAGGATCTAATAATACAGATAATTCAGCAACTGTCACACCATCTTTAGTTATTACAGGTATTCCCTGAGCATCCTCAAAAATTACACATTCGCCACCACCACCTAATGTCGAGGCTACGGCTTCAGTAAGTGTTTCAATACCTTTAAACACTTTTTCTCTACCTTTGTCGCCAAAGCTAAATTGTTTTACTATTTGATTCATTTAATTAGATTTTATTATATAATCACACGTAATTTAAAAAAACTACAATTTTATTTATCCTAAGCTTGCTACTGTTAGCACCGTAAATGTAACTTCTCTTCCATCTGGTATTGAAGTATAATCTAGTGTTATAGTGTCTCCCACTGCATATCCTGAACCTGCTGCTGTTATAGAAGAAACAGATGTAGCTGCGAAGCTACTTAAAACTACATTAAAAGCAGCCCCTGAACCAGAACCGCTAGTAGTTCTTTGAGTAGCAGCATAAGTTCCAGCAGAAAAACTAATAAACCCAGCTGTACTTATTGTAACTGACGCAACCCCTGAAGCTACAGGAAAAACTTGAGTACTTCCCAGGTATGCTTTAGTTACTGCAGTTGAACCTAGTTTTAAAGCACTAATACTTCCGCTTCCTAATGAAATAGCCATATTAAGTTATTATATATAAAGTGGTTGCTACTGGTGTTCCTGCATCATATTCCGCTTGTGTTAAACTAACTATATTTATAACTGAGTCAGAGCCACTTGGTTCACCAGTTGTTACAGAAGTTACTTGATCTTCTAAAAAATCTTCTTTTTGAATATACTTTACCGTTCTAAGGTCGCTAACGTCTACTATAGCTAATGAGTCCTGGTCATCAGCTGAGGTTAATTGTGCTCCGCTCGCTAGTATAAAATTATCATTTCCAGCATAATCTAAAGCTATTGTACCGCTAGTAGTAATAGTTCCTCCTGTTAATCCTGTTCCTGCAACTATACTGGTAACTGTCCCACTTCCTCCGCTTGCATCTTCCCATGCAACTCCAGCCCCTGTTGAGGTTAAGACTTGTCCATCTGTTCCTTGTGTCCCTGATACTTTTAAATTAACTAAATCTAAAGTATCGTCAACAGTAACAGCTCCATTAAAATAAGCGGTTCCTTGATTATAAAAATCAAAAGATGGGTGTACAGATGAAGTACCTACAGCAAATTTACCTGTAGAGTTACCTCCCACCATACTTACATCCCCTGAAAAAGTTCCGTTTCCACTTGAATTTAAACTAAAAGCTCCAGCTCCAGTATCTGCACCATTAGGTCTTAG